ACAAATGCTTATCGCTATGCCTTATAGACATATATACACCTATTCAAATTATACTATAAGGCTTGCTCAATGTCAACCGAAAAGCCTACAGAAACGTGTACGAAAAGGCACGTTTCGGACCTTGTATGGGGTATTAACATCTCAATCATAACACAGAAATATACTTGTATAAGTATGTATAGTTATATAAGTATATGTTATGAGGGCATATAGGGGAAGAGGTGGAAAGATAGTATAAGGAGAATTGGATAAATGCGTAAGAATTTCATTAGGGAGAAGAGGATATATTGCGGTCAAGAATGGTTGGAAGTGGATATAGTCCCGGTTACAAATATACCGGAAGCAGGAAAGAAGAAAAAAGATAAGTCCTCACAGGCTCAAAAGAATCTGAATGACAAAAGGAGTAAAAGGCGGTTTGTTCAGATAGCCAATACCAATTTTGGAGCAGGGGATTTACACATATCGGCAACATACAATGATAAGCACCTGCCTATGACCTTGGAGGAAGCGGAAAAGAACGTACATAACTATCTAAACAGGGTCAAAAGGAGAATGAAAAAGATAACGGGGAAAGACCTTAAATATATGCTTGTGACGGAATACACGCCGGAGGATGAAGAGGGGCAGCAGTTGACCCTAGAGGGAACGGAGGACAAGCAGACCAAGGCGGTAAGAATCCACCACCATATTATCATCAATGCAGGACTTCCGAGGGAAGATTTAGAGTTGATGTGGAGCAGTACAAGGATAAATTGGAAAAAGGCGGAGGATACAGAGTACAGAAACAATGTTGACTACTTGGGATTCGTAAATTGTGACAGATTGCAGCCGAACGAAAACGGTATAGAGGGATTGGTAAACTATATCAATAAGCGTAAAAAAGGGTGCAAGAAATGGAGTACATCACAGAATTTAGAGAAGCCAAAGGAAAAGAAAAACGACCATAAATATAGTTTCAGAAAATTAAGGGAATTAGCACAGACCCCGGAAGATAAAGAGGTATGGCGTAAGCAGTACAAGGGGTATGAGCCGACAAAGATAGATTTTCAGTATAACGATTATACCGGGTGGAGCGTCTACCTACGGTTGCGGAAAGTGAGGGATTGAAGAAATGATAGCAGTAATCGACTTTGAAACAACAGGATTAAAGCCGGGAACGGATGAAGTGTTACAGGTTTCAATAATTGATGAAAACGAAAATGTGTTAATGAATCAGTATTGCAGACCAATTAACCGTGATACTTGGGAGGACGCACAGAAAATACACGGTATCACTCCGCTAATGGTTATGAATGAGTTGCCATTTGAGAGATACACGGCAGCAGTACAAGACATTCTGAATAAGGCGGATACCGTGATAGCCTACAATTCTGCATTTGAGGACGGATTTTTAAGGGAATATGGGATAGAGGTAGATAACAAAAAGTGGTTTGACCCTATGCCTGTATTTGCAAAAATCTACGGAGAGAGAAGCGAAAAGCACGGCGGTTACAAATGGCAGAGCCTTATTAAATGTGCGAGATATTACGGATATGAGTTTAAGGCTCACGATTCCTTAGAGGATGTAAAAGCAACATTGTATTGCTATAAGAAAATGAAAGGACAGGCGGAGGGAGAAATATAAAATGTTAATTGGCGGTAAAGAGTGCAAAGTAGGGCAGAGAATCAGAATAATAAAAGCAAAATCGGTGTTGCATTATTACTATGGAATGACAGGGGATTGCAAGGAAGATATGACAGGAATAACAGGGGTTATTACGGCGGAATCCACTTATGATAAATACGCAAGGGCAAATTTAAAATTAGACGAGCCGTATAACGAACATTATAAAAACGGAATGACGAGATTATTTTGTGATGATGAAATAGAACTGTTAAAAGAATAGACAAGGAGAAAATTATAATGCTAACCCTACCAACAAAAGGAAAATGGTTTTACATGATTCTGTCCGGAGAAAAACAGGAAGAGTATAGAGAGATAAAGCCGTATTATGAAAGGCGTTTTCGCCACTTATGGCAAGGCAGCCTTATAGGGGGGAATGCAAAAAGAGAAATATGTTTTAGAAATGGGTACGGCAGCAGTAGACCGGAGTTTATAGCAGTATGTACGCTTGACATAAAGACAGGAAAGGAAGAATGGGGAGCAGAACACGGAAAAGAGTATTACACACTCAAAATACACGAAATCAAGGAAAGGAGAGGTTGCTAATGCAAAAAGCAGGGTTTATAGCATATTGCCCTTATGAGTTAGGGGATACCGTGGAAGTATCCATAATTGAGGGAATGGGCGTTACTGGATACCCAAGAAAAGCAGGAACGGCACTAATGACAATTACGGACATCATAGCAGAACATAGCCTAAAGAAAGGTACGGTATCTTTTATCTATGAACTGGACGGAAAGAAGAAAATGCAGTTGATACCGTGGCAGGAGTTGGTAGGAGGTCAGAAAATTGAAAAATAAGCAGAAACAGATACAGGAGGGTGCGTAATGTTAGATTTTGGGTTTTATAACATGGACTGTATGCAGGGCATGGCACAATTTCCGGACAAATATTTTGACCTTGCAATAGTCGACCCGCCATACGGAATTGAAATTACAAAAAGCGGAAGATTGCAAAAATACAACACTAAAAGCGAATGGGATACAAATATACCAACAGATGATTATTTCAAAGAATTATTTAGAGTGTCAAAAAACCAAGTGATTTGGGGGGGAATTACTTTAATTTACAACCTACAAAGTGTTTTCTTATATGGGATAAAAAACAACCCCAAGACATATCGTTTGCGTCTTGTGAGTATGCTTGGACGAGTTTTGAAAGCGTGGCAAAAACATTTTATTTATCGCCGTTACACACAGGAGAAGAAAGAATACATACAACGCAAAAGCCTATACAACTATACAAGTGGATTTTGCAAAGGTACGCAAAAGCAGGAGATAAAATACTTGATACCCATGTAGGAAGTGCAAGCAGTTTAATAGCCTGTCACAGATTAGGGTTTAATTATGTGGGGTTTGAACTTGATACAGAATATTACAACCGAGCAAAAGAAAGGTTAGATAGCGAGATACAGGCAAAGACCATAAAGGATTTCATAAGACTTAGGGTAATGCAGAAAGGGGCAGATATATAAAAATGGCAGAGCAAGAAAAGGTATTATACATAAGCGGGGCGGTAACAGGAACGCAGGACGCAGAGGAAAGGTTTAGAAAGACAGAGGAAGAATTTACAAAGGCAGGGTACAAGGTACTCAATCCGCAAAAGATGTGTGCGACATTGCCGGAGTTGGAACATGGGGAGTATATGAAATTGTGTTTTGTATTGCTTGATATGTGCAATTACTTTCATCAGATACCGGGTTGGGAAAACAGCAGGGGAGCGAATCAAGAATACGGATACGCACTTGCAACGGATAAGTATTTTGTTTAGGAGGTAGGGAATTGTGATAGGACAAGGAATTGTGACCGATTCGGACACGGAGAAAGAGTTGCAGAAATGGCAGCAGGTTAGAGAGAATCCGATAGACGAAAGCAAATTACGGCAGCAGTACCAAAACAGGAGGAACAACGCACAGGGGCAGCACTTTGAAAGGGAGATTTTAGCCGGGTGCAGATATTACGCACAGCACAATATAGCCGTGATAGACAAAACACCCGAACCATTCAGAGTACAAAAGAAAAGCCGTGACGGAATATTTACAGGTCGTTTCAGCACTCCGGCACAACCGGACTTTCAAGGGACCTTATACGGAGGACGCTCTATCATGTTTGAAGCGAAGCGGACAAGCAAAGATAGAATAACACGGAATGTACTTACAGATACGCAAATGGAAGTATTGGAGAAACACAACAGGTTAGGAGCGTTATGTGGCGTATGCGTGAATATACAGGATGATTTTTTCTTTATTCCTTGGAATGTATGGCGAGATATGAAAGAAATGTACGGCAGGCAATACATAACGGCAGCAGATGTAGACGAATACAGAGTAAAATTTGACGGTGCAGTACATTTTCTTGACAGGTATTTAAGACAAAAGGGAGCAATACAGGATATTGACACCGACACGGAAGAGGGAGGGTTGCAGAGTGCGACTTGACGGATTAGCCGGGGCGGGAATCCCATATTACAACATGATAAAAAAGGCAATGCCGGGGCCGGCAAAGGATACCAAGAAAAAGTTT